GCGCAAACGGGGAGACCGCCTTCACCGTAAAGGCCAACCGGCTTGGTTCGACAGCGCGGTTTGGTGGCAGCACGCGGATCTTCGAACTGTCCTCGACCGATCCGTTCAAGGTGTCACTCATCAGTGCGGAGGTCCTGACGAAATGAGACGCGCGAGAAGCGATAAAGGCGTCCCGGTAACGCACGGGTATTCAATTACCCACAAGAAACTCTACAAACTGTATTTTTCGATGCGGTCCCGTTGTGAGAAACCTACGGACCCGGCTTACCACCGATATGGTGGACGTGGGATCACCGTTTGTGAGGAATGGAAGACGCCTGAACCGTTTTGCGAGTGGGCGCTCGGACATGGATATGCCGCAGGGCTGACACTGGAACGCATGGATAACTCCGCAGGATATTTCCCTTCCAACTGCACCTGGGCGACCCGGACCGCCCAAGCCAGAAACCGACGGTCCAATAGATTGGTGGCAGTCAAAGGCGAGCAAAAGTCTATCGCGGAGTGGGCTGACATATTCAAAATGCCGCAACACCGTATCCAGCAACGGCTCAGACTTGGTTGGCCCGTTGAACGGATATTTTCAGAACCTCCAGCCCATATAGGAAACTGGCGCGGATGAGCCGATTCACGTTGGTCGCACAGGGGGTTCCTGTGCAGGCATTGTTGGACGATCTGGACGCCAATCCTGACGTCTGGGATGAACGGCCTGAGAGACGTCTTGGGGTTTCTCCGCATCGAGAGACTTCGGATGTGTGGTGCAGATACGCCGATCCGGCGTGGTTGGCGCGGACCAATGACTTCGCCGGGCCGCATCAATCCGTGTGGTGGCCCGTCGTTGACCGAATCCCTTCGGTTTTCGCTATCTGGGACTGCATTCGCTGGGCACTCGGTGGCGATCTGGAGTTCGGCGGGGTGCTGATCACGCGGATACCGCCTGGGTGCCAGGTCTATCCGCACCATGACAGGGGCACGTGGCACGCCGAGCACTACGACCTGAAGGTGTGGCTTCCACTCAGAGCCAATGATCAGTGCGTGAACATGGTGGAGGGTGAGGGGATGGTCTGGAAGGTGGGGGAATGTTGGTCGCACGATAATCTCGTCATTCATTCCGTCAGAAACGAAGGCCCCACAGAGAGAATTTGTTTCATCGCGTGTTTTCGGAGGCGCCTGTGAGGACCATCCCGCTCCCATCCCAGGCCGAATTGCGGAGGCTTTTTGATTACGACCCTGAGACCGGCGACCTGATCTGGCCCGCGAACAACCGGAAATCAAATCTCAGGAAAGCGGATCATGTCCAGAACATGGGAAACCTTGGACGTTCGCCTCAGAGGGACCTGCCGCGCGGGGTAACGCTTCGTTGTGACGGCAAAAAATGGGTCGCGAAAATCAGGTTCGATAACGCTGAAATGTGTCTTGGATCGTATGACACCCCGGAACTTGCGGCTGCCGCCTACGCGGACGCTGCAACGAAATTCCGGGGGGATTTCGCGAGGGTAGCAAATGTCTGAAACGAACTACGAAAAGCTCGTCGAACAGCCCGACGAGGTCAGCATCACCATCAGCGACGATATTTTCATCAAGCATTACCGGATCAAAAAGGCTGGCACCTACCTGCCGCAGCACAGCCACAAATACGAGCATGGCACCTTGGTCTGCCACGGCAGCATCCGGGTGTGGGTCGATGGCCGGTTCAAAGGGGTGTTCCACGCACCGTCAGCGATCAATATCCCGGCCGGCACCAAGCATCTGTTTGAGGTCCTGGAGGACAACACAACGCTCGCCTGCATCCACAATGCGTCGCGGTCCGGCGAAATTGAAGTGCATGAAGAGCACCAGATTGTCTGATGGTTGAAACACCGGGCGCAATCCCGTCCATCAACGAATCATTCATCAATCCGGACGGGAACAAGATCACCCGCACGTGGTATCGCGTGCTTCAGGCGCTGACCAAGAACAGCGGTCAGCTTTCGCAGCCCATCACAGTAAAATCGAACAGCTTCTTTGTCAGCGGCGATATCAATTCGGGCGGCACACTGGAGCCGGTCACCATTCCGAGCGGCGAATTGCTGGGCAACAGTTCCGGGACGGCCGCTGCCGCTTCGCCGCAAACGGTTGACCCGTCGCTCTCGCTCAGTGGTGGCGTTCTGGCCTTGGCCAAGCTGCCCGGCGGTGCGGTTCTTGGGAACGCCGGCAACGTCGCAGCGATCCCGAGCGAATTGCTCATCGGTGCAGGACTGACCATCGTTGCGGGCTCGCCACCAATCCTGGAGGTATCGTCGGGCGGTCCGAGCAACACCACAGCGCTCGCCCAAACGCTCTCATGGTGGCGCCAATGATCCTGGATCTCACGACCAAGGTCCTCCAGGTCGTTCTGGGCGAAGCGCACACCACGCGGCCGGCCGAGGTCGTAACGTCGTGGGCAGAGACGTCCGCTGCCACCTTCCAGGGCGGCAATACCAACGTCAACACGAACGGCACCACACCGGTCACCGTAGTGGCCGCGCCGTCGAACAGCACCGTGGTGCGCGACGTTCGTGAGGTCCGTGTCTTCAACAACGACACGGTCACCCACAACGTCACCCTCCAGATATTCGATGGCACCAATACCTGGATTGTCGCACCGACGCCTGTCGTGGTCCTGGCAGGCGGCAGCTTCATCTACACGTCGGGAGTGGGCGGTGTCGGTCCCACAGGGCCGACCGGACCGACGGGGCCTACGGGGGCCACGGGCGCGACCGGGGCAACCGGCCCGTCCACGGGGCCAGCAAGTGGCGATCTGTCCGGCACCTACCCCAGCCCGAGCGTGGTCGCTCTAAATGGCCAGCCGCTGGGTTCAACAACGGCTGGTTCTGGCAATCTCCTGATCGGCTCAGGAACGCAATGGGTCTCCCATTCCATCACCGGGGATTGGACCATTACCGCTGGTGGCGCTTCGACTGTCGCCAAGGTCAATGGAGTCAGCTACGGGGCTTCACCGGCCACCAACAGCTTCCCGCTGGTGACAGGATTAAATGCCGTCACCTATACGGCGACCAGCCAGATACCCGGCAGCACAACGAATGACAGTGCCAGTGCGGGGAACGTCGGGGAATACATTACTTCGACTGTGCTGGTTGGGGCGGCGGTCTCGGTTACGAACGGGATAGCGGCGAACGTGACCTCCATATCTCTCACCGGAGGGGACTGGGATGTAGACGGCAATGTTGTCACCAACCCTGCCGGTTCAACAACAGAGACAGCGATAGTCGCCTGGACCAGCACGGTATCCGCTACAGGCCCAACTGCACCAAACAATGGCTCCTATACGCTGCTCCGGGTAAGCCCTACAGCGGGTGCCAATAATGCTGCCCCCGCCGGTCGGCAACGTATCTCTTTAGCGTCCGCTACAACCGTTTATGTGAGTGGTATCGTGGGGTTCGCTACGTCAACGGACGCGATCTACGGCTTCATCGGCGCACGGCGCAGGAGATAACAATGGCGCTCACCACCATCGCGTTCTGCCATCACTGCAAATGGCGCAGTTCGGAAAGTCCGATCCAGATCGACGCGGCCGGTGCGCCCTGCCCGACATGCGGGACCGGGATATCCGCGCTCCACTGCGACCCTTCATATACTGGCACGGACCCGTTTGGCCGCCATTACGTCGAAGCGCAGGCAATCCAGGATCATTTGGCGAGAGCAGGAGTAACGACCGTCAACCCGGTCGGTGTGGCAATCCCAAAGCACCCCAACACTCCGTGATTGCCTTAAAACTGGTGCATCGTTAGTTTGAAGGTAGCCGAACCGAGACGGGTCTCCTCGGGCAACACTCCATTCTCCCAGGGGATTTGCCCGTGCCTTACGGTTTTGCCGCAGCAGCAGCCGGCTCAGTTCTCAGTGGCGTCATCGGCGCCAACGCATCCGGCAAGGCCGCAAGCCAGCAGGCGTTTGAGCAGCAGCAGGCGCTCGACCTGCAAAAGTCCGTTTACGGCGACACCAAGAACGCGATTGCACCCTATACGGCTTACGGTGAGAACGCGCTCCAGAACCTCCAGCAATTGCTTGGCATCGGCCCAGGTGGCGCTGGCCCGGTCGCCTCAAACCCCATCCTCAAGATGCTGGGAATCGGTGGCCCTGGCCCAATGGGCAGCATCGACCCGAGCACCTTCCAAGGCTCGCCGGGGTATCAGTATGCCAAGCAGCAGGGGCTGGAAGCGGCGACCAACCAACTGAGCCGCGGTCCGGGCGGTGGCAACGCGCTCATGGCCTTGCAGAAGACCGGCCAAGGGCTCGCCGACCAGAACTGGAACAATTACCTGTCGAACGCCTCAGGGGCATGGCAGCAACTGCTTCAGAACCTCGGAGCCGGCGTCTCGACCGGCGCGAGTGCCACCAGCCTGCTCACCGGCCGCGGAACGGACTTCGCCAACGCAGCGGGCAACAACCTGGGCAACATCGGAAACGCCAATGCTCAGGGCACCATGAACAGTGCCGGCGCATGGGGTGGCGCGCTCAACAATCTGGTCACGAATTTCAACAACGCGGGTGGCGGACAGGCGGTCGGCTCCGGGATCAATTCGTTGTTCAGTGGCTCCGGTCCCTTCAGCGCCAACACGCTGAACACCACGTTCGGCACTCAGTTCGGCCCTGGCACCTTCCCGACCGCGGACAACCCGAACGCGATCGTGCCGGGCTACGCGGCGGACAACTACACGCCACTGTGAGAGGCTAAATGTCCGGTATCCTTCCGCTCCAGTATCGGCCTACGCCGAACGTCGGCACGGTCTATGACCCGACGGTGCAGATCAATGCTGCCGACCAGCAACTGCAACTGAAGCAGCAGCAGGATGCGGTTGAACGTCAGAACGCCCTGATGGGCATCTTCCGGGACCCGAAATCACTGGACGGGACCGGCAATCCGACGCCCGAGACGATGCAGAAGATCATGGCGGTTGACCCCCAGGTGGGGATGACAGTCCGCCAGAACATGCTGATAGGCCAGCAACGGCAACTCCAGACAGACGCGCTGAAAAGCAATCTGATGGAAAAGAAAATGGACATGATCGGCGAGGCGACAGCGCCGATCATGGAAACCTACGAGACTGATGTCAAAAGCGGCGTCCCGGAACCGCAGGCGCGGCGGAACGCGCAAGCGGCCTTGGTTCAGGCCAACCAACGGCTGATGGACAGCGGGATCTTCGGAGAAGACGACAAGAAGCGGTTCCCGACCGAGTTCGACCCGATCCAAATGCGGAACGTCGTCGCCGGCACCAAGCAATACCAGGATTGGGTGAAGCAGCAACGTGCGGACGCGGAAGAGGCCCGAAAGCAGCGGCACGACGACGAACAGAACACCAACAAGGGCACCGAATTGTTGCAGGACAACACCGGCCGGCCCTTCACGTGGCGTCCGAACGCGCCTCAGGGCAAGAAAGCGGTCTACGCTGATGACAGCCCGGTGCCCGAGGAAAAGCTGCAAGGCGTTTCGAAAGTTAGTTCGGGTGGTGGTGCTGGCGGCTCCCCCGCTGCCCAGGACCGCAGAGACATCGAGTTCACCGAGCGGAACAAATACGAGCGCGAACTCGGCCACCCGGTGACGAGCGCCGATGAGCAAGCGGAACTCAAAAACCGCATTCTGAAGGCTGAGACTGACCGCAAGGCGGCACAGGCCGGCGCAACGACCGGCGCCAGGCTCGCTGCGGGTGGTGGCTCCGCTGGGACCCAGGACCGGGCAGCCATTACGAACGTCGTCAGGACCAATTACGAGACGGAACTCGGCCGGCCGGTCAACCTCGACGATCCCAAGGAGAAGGCAGAACTGGACAGGCGCGTCCTGGCTGCGGAAGACGCTCGGACGACGCAACGGGCCGCCGATAAGCAGGCCGCCGTGGCGAAGACCGCGGAAATCACCGTCGATGGCAAGCCACAACAGGGCATCTGGAAATACGGCCAGTGGTTCGAGCCCGACGGGAAGACCCCGATAACCTCGCCAGTCCGGATGACCGCTTCGGTCAGAGCCGATCAATCCTTGGCGGACCGTGAGAAGCTGGCTGCCGAGCGCGCTGATACCGGTGTGCCGCAAACCCCTGACCAGAAGGCCGCCGCTGCCGCTCAGGTGGCGTCCGGCGAGCCGATGACCCAGATCATACCGGGATGGGGGCCTGCTTCCCGCAAAGCGCAGCAGGAGGCCCGGAACGACGCTATTCAGTTGATCCGCGATCAGACCGGGATGGATGCGCTGGATGCCGGCCTGGAACTGGCAAACCGTGGCATCGAATACGCCAGCGGCAAGAAGGCCCAGGGCGTTCAGCAGACCATGCTTTCGACCACCCGGACCGCGGTGAAGCAGCTTGATTACAACATCGACAAAGTCAAAGAGGAACTCACCAGACTAAAATCCACCAATATCTCTCCGGTCATCAACGCTCTACTCCGGAAAGAAGAAGAGTGGACCGGTGATCCCAATCTGTCGTCCTTGTTCTATTCGATGAGCGCCGTTGGCATGGAGTCCGCCCGTATCCTGTCGGGTGGTTCCGCGTCGATCCAGCAGCTTCATGAGGGCGCGGCCAACGAGGCGCGAAAGTGGGCCAACATCGGCATGACGCCGGCCTCCTTCGAAGCCGTGGCCCGGACGATCTCCGACGAAGGCAAGGCACGGTTGAAGGCCTGGGAGGAAGGGATCAAAGAGGGCCGGATCGGTGGGCCGCCGAAAACCGGCAATACCGCTCCCGGAGCGGCGGCTCAGCCACAGCAAGCGGACATCGACTTCCTCAAGGCCAATCCCGACAAAGCTGCGAGGTTCGACAAGACCTTTGGCGAAGGAGCCGCACGTCGGATACTCCAGCCGGCGAGTGCCCCTGCCGGAGCGCCCACTCAACCGGCACCGACCCAGCCCGGTTTCGGGCCGCTGAAGCCGGTGCCTGGTGCTCCTACGGTGGCTCCCCCTGCCGCGCCGAAGCCCGCTGAGGGTGTCCCGGTGCCCGAGCAATACGCCAACCTGCCGGACGGCAAAACCTTCACCAGCAAGAGCACCGGCCAGAAGTTCGTCAAGCGAAACGGCAAAATCTACCCCGTAGAGGGTGGCAATGACCAGGCTCTGAACCGGGCACGGGAGGCTATCCGCCTCGGCGCACCGCGCGATGCGGTCATCAAACGGCTTCAGGATGCCGGGATCGACACGAAAGGGCTCTGATGCCACCCCTGGATTTCACCGATCTCATTCCGGACAAGACGGATGATGATGATGCCCGTAATCGCGGCAAGAACGCCGGGCTACCGGATGACCTGACGCCTGACGAGCAGAAGCCGGATCTGGACCTCTATGACCTGGTCCCGAAATCGAACCTGACCAAATTCATCCAGGCAGTCGGACGCGGCTACCGGCAGGGACGCGACCAGTCTGCGCCGTTCCTGACCCCCCAGGCACAGGAAGGCTTGGATACCGCGATTAAGGGTGGCGGGTTCAAAGCCGCTGCCGCTGGTATCGCGTCCAAGGTGGCTGGCGGGATCTCCGAAGAACTGGCCCGCGGCCAGGGCATGATGCGGGCGGCCCAGGAAGGCGCTCAGGAGCTTGGCACCCAGTTCCTTGGCCCACAGGCCGGACGTGACATCGCGGCCCTGCCAGAAGCGTTCGCTGGCTCGCCTGGGATGCTTCACACGCCGGAAGCCCCTGCGCCTCGTCCGGTGCGGATGCGGGCCGAGCCGACCATTGGCGAGCCGCGGCCACCGACGGCACCGGTTGATGAAGGCCCGACGATTGATGACCTGAAACTGAGACCCGCGACACCGACGGCGCCAACGCCCGCTGGACCACCAGCACCAGTCGATCTTGGCGGTGTGCCAATCCGGGAGGCGGCCAGACCTTATCAACCGACCGTCGAGAAGGCGCCGTCCTCACTCGCCGAGGCCGGTCTGCCTGAGCCAACCGTCCCTGAGCCTGCCCAGGGAACCGAGACGGTTGCCCAACCTCAGGCCGATGGCACGGTCAAGCAGGTCCAGGTCAAGACCGGCGAACCGCCGCCACCACCAAGCGAGCCACCGGCTCCGCCGACCACGCCCACGACCCCGAGCGACCTACGGACGTTGTTCCCGAACCTGTCGGACGAGCAATTCGAAGGCCTGTTCGCAGAGGCATCAAAGCAGGTCCCCCGTGACTTGCCTGCCGGCGAGTGGATGGCGAAGACCCTGGAGGTAATGAAGGGGATCGTTGGTCCGGCAGCGGCGGCGGAAGCCACGCCCGAGAAGCCGAAGCGGATCACATCCACCCAGGTCCAGGCGCGAGACAAAGTCGGCCACAACGAGGCGGTCCGCAGGGCCGAGGCAGAGAACGCCGCCGCAGAAGCCGCCGCCCAACCGCAGCCGGAAGCCGCATTGCCGCCTGATCTGGTCCCGGATCAGCCTGAAGCACCAGCCGACGCATACGGCGGACCGTGGAGCCCGGCTCTGGACGAGAAGGGCCAACCGGCGAAGAACCCCGATGGCGAGCCGGTTTTCGTCAACCAGAATGGCGTTCGCGCCACCATGGACAACGGGGTGCCTTACACCGAGCCGGTCATCGAGACTGAGAACGGACTGGCGCCGAAGAACCCGGACAAGCGCAGGCCGCAGTTCCAGACCGAGGCAGAGGCAAAGCCACCGGAAGAGCCGCAGCCCAGCGCACCAGAGGCGCCACCGAAGCCGGTTTCGATGCGGTCGGAGCCGGGCAAAGTGCCCGAAAGCGAGCCTGAGCCAGAACCTGCACCTAAAAAGGCCGAAACGCCTCAATTGACCACACCTACCGAACATCCGGGCCTTCGCATCAAGAGCCTGGAGACCGGCAAGGAGACCACGATCCAGCCGATCGGCACGGTCCCGCCGAAGTCTGCGGCAGCACCGGCAGGCGGCGAGGGTGTTCCCGAGCGGCCGGGTGGACGCAAGGCCGGGACGTCGGCGATCCCGTCGGTCAGGGAGGCGGAGGAACCGCCACCAGAAGCTGCCGAGCCGACAAACCGTGTGCCGACGCCTCAGGAAGCGTTCCGTTCGGCAATCGAGGCGTCAGGAAATCGAGCCCAGAAAGATGGCTCCTGGAGCATTATCCCGAAGGGCCGGTATTTTGCTGTCAAGCACTTGCCGCCCGGTCCCTACGCTGTGCCGGGCATCTACGAGCCGGCCGCGGGCGAACCTGGGTGGTCGTTGCAGCGAGCGCAGAATGAAGCTGTCGAGCGAGCTTTCGCCGAGCCACAGGCCGCGGAGCCAGCGCCGGTCACCCCTGAAAACCCGTTGGTTACCCACGTCACCAAGAAGGGGAAAACCCTCACCGGAACCATTCGCACCGACCTGAGCCAGGACGAAGCCAGGGCGATCGACCCGTATGCCTTCCGCAAGGACGGCGGCTGGTTCATCCGGTCGAAGCCGACGAAGAGCGAACCGAAGGCGGAGCCGGTCACCACTCCCGAGCAGGCGGCGACACAAGCCGGCGACGTTCCGCCGCCCGATCCCGCGCCTCCGGTGCCCGCTGATCCGGCCGTGGCCGAAGCGGTGGACCTCGCAGAGGGCAAGGGACCCGCACCCGTCCAGAGCCTTCCTGAGCCGCGCAAGGTGGAGCGCGACCGCAAGAAGGACGAACTCACCGGGCAAGATGTGCGCGATGCCGGCGACTTCCTGGACGAGAACACCGAGGAAGGCGACCGCATCCGTGAGATGCTTTGGAACGGCTGGTCGCCACAGGACATCTCGGAAACGCCGGGCATCACAAAATCACCGCGAGAAATTCGTGCAATTGACCGGTTTTTGGACGAAGATGCCCTTGACCGGTCGGATTGGACGGAGGAAAGCGGAGAACCCCTGCCATCTTGGCGGCCAAAGGAGCGGTTCAGTGGACTTCAAAGTGCCCTACGCCTTGGCGATGAGGGAACAGGACCCGAAGGGCTTCAACGAACTGAGCCGGTCGGGGAAACTGGAGCAACACCTTCAGGAGGTCTCCCTGAGGGCGCACCAGATGCTGAAGGATCTCCTGGCGGACAAACCCCGCGACCGGCACGGCCTCGTGTCCCAGGCGGACGAGGCGGCAGCCGAGGAGGTCGTGATGGCGACGCTGATCCAGTTTCCGACACCGGAGAAGGATCAGAACCCGGAGCCACCGGACGACCTGACCCAGAGCAGGTAATCGCCGAAAGCAAGGGCCAGGATTTCGTCATCGAGCCGGGTGACCTCGGCGAGGCGCGCGGCCGGATGCAGAAGGCCCGCGACAATCTCAAGGCCATCGAAGTCGCGAAGCGCGTCATTGCCGAGAAGCGGCTTGCGACGGTCGAAGAGCAACGGGATCTGGTCAAGTATGTCGGCTGGGGCGGCCTGAAGCCGGCATTCCGAGACGGCAAGGGCAATTTCGGCCAGGATCTGGAGAAGATCGGCAAGCGGCTTGAGGAATTGCTGACCCCTGAGGAACTCAGGACCGCCGCTCGTTCCGTCCAATATGCCCATTACACGGCCGAGCACGTGATCCGGTCGATGTGGGATGCCGTCAAGCGGCTGGGCTTTACCGGGGGAACGGTGTTTGAGCCGGGCATGGGTATCGGCCACTTCCGTGGACTGATGCCGCCCGATATCGCCGAAAAGAGCCAGTATCGCGGTATCGAGATGGACCACCTGACCGCGGACATCGCCAAGCTCCTGTATCCGAATTCAGGTGTGGCTCAGGCGGATTACACCCGGCTGCCGCTGCCTGAGAACGCTTTCGACCTCGTCATCGGCAATCCGCCGTTTGCTCGGGTTCCGATCACCAGCGACCCGAAATACGCGGCACATGGGTTCGAGTTGCACGACTACTTCTTCGCAAAGTCGCTCGATGCGGTCCGGCCTGGCGGATTGCTGGCGTTCGTGACCTCGGCCGGCACCATGAACAAGATGGGCGCCGAAGCACGCCAGTTTCTGGCTGAAAGAGGTCAGTTCCTCGGTGGCGTGCGGTTGCCACAAACGGCGTTCCGCCAGAATGCGATGACCGACGTCACGACCGACATCCTGTTCTTCAAACGGCGGCCAGAGGGTAGGCGGGACCTCGCGGATATCCCTGACGATGAAAAGGCCTGGACTGAAACCGTCCCGGTGACGCTGCCTGACGATGAGGGGAATCCGACGGAAGGGCTGACCAATCGGTATTTCGCCGATCACCCTGAGGTCGTGCTGGGCGAGGAAGGTTTCTTCGACAAGCTCTACGAGGGCCGCTACGGCATCCGGCAGCGTCCGGGCACTGATCTGCCGACCGACCTGCGGGTTGCGCTGTCCAGGCTGCCAGAGGGCGTCATGGACCCGCCACCGACGCAGATGGAGGCCTGGGAACGCGACTTCGATGCACCCGAGACCAAGAACGGGAGCTACTACGTCGCGAAAGACGGCACCCTCATGCAATACGCCAACGGAGCGGGAAAGCCGGTCCAGAAGCGTGGCAAGGGCGGTGGCGGCATGACCGCGGCCGATTACGCCAGGGTCGTCAAGCTGGTCCCGGTCCGGAACGCCCTCAGGGCGGTGTTCAAGGCGGATCTGGCCGACAATGAGCCAGCCGGCAAAGCGGCTCGGGCCGAACTCACCAAGCACTACGATGCGTTCGTCAAAGAATTTGGCCCAATCAACAAGGCCGAGATCAGCACCCGTCGGCCGACCATCATCCAACAGGAAACCGCCCGCAGAGAGGCGCGCGAGGAAGCGCGCTACGTCGGCGACCGGTGGGATGAAGGCGATTTCGATGCCGAGCCGTATTACGAGCGCAAGGCGAAGGTCTCCGAGATCGCCGCAGCGAGACAAGCTGCCCGTGAGGCGGCGATCCTGGCTGGCCGGCCGTTCAACGAGGGCTCGTTCGACCCGGACGATATGCCGGACACGTTCATCGACAAGCGGCCGAATATCAAGCCGTTCATGGAGGACCCGGAAAGCTATCGCCTGCGGTCAATCGAGAGCTACGACGACACCACGGGAGAGAGCACAAAGCGGGAGATTTTCTACCGCAACCCGATCTCGAAATACACCGAGCCGGAACTGAAATCGGTCAACGACGGGCTGTTGTGGTCGCTGAACTCGCTCGGCCGCTTCGACGTCGAAGCCATCGCCGAGAAGATGGGCAAGACCGAGGACACGGTTATCACCGAACTCGGCGATTTGGTGTTCGAACCGCCCGAGACACCGGGCGTGTGGGTGACCAGGGACGATTACCTGTCGGGTGACGTCAAGACCAAGCTGGCCCAGGCACAGGATGCTGCCCGGAAGAACTCGCGGTATCAGCGCAACGTCGATGCCCTGGAAACTGCTCAGCCGGTTCCGCTCAGCCCAGGTCAGATCACCATGGTCGTCGGGATGCCGTGGATACCGATGGACGTGATCAGGGAGTTTGCTCGTGATGGGCTGGAACTGGGCAACCCGGTCATTCAATACAGCCCGGCGATCAGCCGTTGGTCCGTAGAGCCATCAACCAACCGGTGGAACACCGACACCGCGGTTGGCCTGCCGAAGTGGAGCACGCCACGCGCCACGGCCTACGAACTGCTGCAAGACGCGCTTAACCGCGTGCAGCCGGCGATTTACGACCGGGTGCGGGACGGGCCGGATATTCTCAACGAGAACGAAACACAGGCCGCCCGCGACAAGGTGGCTGCGATCCAGCGCTACTTCTTTGACCCGGATCTCCGTAGCGGTTGGGCAACCGCCGAACCGACGCGGGCGAAGACGGTCGCCGACGCCTACAACGACGCGCTCAACCGCGAAGTGCTGCGGCAGTTCAACGGCGATTACCTGACGACGCCAGGGATTGCCGGCTCGTGGCGTTGGCGTCCGCATCAGACCAGGGTGATTTCGCGCATTATCCTGCAAGGCAACACCTACATGGCGCACGCCGTCGGCGCCGGTAAGACCTCGGCGATGATCGGCGCCGGCATGGAGATGAAGCGGCTCAATCTGGTCAAAAAGCCGATGTATGTGGTCCCGAACCACATGCTGGGGCAATTCACCAAGGAGTTCTACGAGCAATACCCGGCCGCCCGGATCGCGGTGGCCGATGACGAGCAATTCCACACCGACCGTCGCCGGCAGTTCATGGCGAACGTGGCGGCCGATGACCTTGATGCGGTGATCATCACCCATAGCTCGTTCAAGAAAATCCCTGTCAGCGACGAGTTCATGCGGCAGTCGATCCAGGAGGAAATCGACGAATTGACCGAAGGGATCAGGCAGGCCGAAGGCGACCGGTTCACCGTCCGTCGGCTGGAGGCGATGAAAGAGCGGCTGGAGCAGAAGCTCTCAAAGCCGATGACTGACAAAGACCAGACCCTGAATTTCGAAGATATGGGCGTGGACTTCTTGTTCGTCGATGAGGCGCATGGATACCGAAAGCTGCCGTTTGTCACGCTCCAGGGCAACGTGAAGGGCATTGACCCGAACGGCTCGGATGCCGCCCGCGACCTGCACATGAAGGTGCGCTACCTCGAAAAACAGCGGCCTGGACGGTCGATTGTGCTGGCATCGGGCACCCCGGTCACCAACACGATGGGCGAGCTTTACTCGATCAGCCGGTATTTGCAGCCGAACGCGATGGCAGAGCGCGGTGTAAGCACGTTCGACGCCTGGGCTCAGACTTTCGCCAACACGAAAAGCGTCTTGGAGCAAAACCCCGACGGGACCTACAAGGAGCAAACCCGGCTGTCGCTGTTCGTCAACATGCCGGAACTGTATAAAATGGTCGGCTCGGTGATGGACATCGTCACGTCCGAGCAATTGGGCCAGTATGTGACGCGACCGAAGCTGAAGAACGGCGAACGGATCTTCAATCAGGTCGATCCCACCCCGGAGCAGGTTGCATACACCGCCGAACTTGGCCGGCGCATGGAAGCGATCAAGAACCGCAGCGGTCCGCCTGAGAAAGGCGACGACATCATTCTCAACGTGATCAACGACGGCCGTCATGCGGCGATCGACCCACGGTTCATCAGCGAAGCCCAGGGGAACACCAAGTCAAAGCTCAATAAGATGCTGGATAACGTGGTCAAAATCTGGAAGGATTCGGCCGACACCCAGTTCTACGACCCGGCATCGAAATACGAGAAGCCGAGCTTCAAAGGTCCGGCGACCCAGATGATCTTCGCAAATCTGGGGCTCAACCCGAAGAACGGGTTTTCCACTTACGACTGGATCAAGGAATACTTGCGCAGAGCCGGTGTCCCTGCGAGCGAGGTTGCGTTCATCCGGGATTACAAGACCAGCATCGCGAAGCAAGGCCTGTTCAACGACATGAACGAGGGCAAGGTCCGCATCCTGATCGGCTCGACCCAGAAAATGGGCACCGGCGTCAACGCGCAGCGGCGGTTGCTGGCGGTGCACAATCTCGACCCGTTGTGGTTCCCGGCCGACGATGAGCAGCGGAACGGCCGTATCCTGCGCCAGGGCAATCACAATCCGGAAATCCAGATCCACGATTACGCGACCAACGGCTCATACGACAGCACGATGTGGCAGATGATGGGCCGCAAGGCTGGTTTCATCGAACAGTTCTTCCGCGGCGATCCGAACCTCCGCGATATGGAGGACCTCGGCGAGGCGTCGATGTATGAGCAGGCCGCGGCCATGACGACGTCCGACCCGCGGGTGATGCAGTTGACCCAGTTGCGGATGGACCTCAGGAGGCTGATCCTTCGCCGTGAAGGATTTCGGTCGAACCAGTGGACGCTGGAAAACAAACTGGATCTGCACAACCGCGGCGCCGTCTGGTATGACAAGCGGCAGGCAGCGGCTGAGCAGGACATCGCCCAGCGGCAGGACATTTCGGGAAAGAAATTTACAGCCATCGTCGATGGCGAGACTTACACGGACCGGGCAGAGTTCAATAAAGCGGTCGATGCGGTAATCGAAAAGCATTCGACGACATGGCAAAAAGAAGGGGATACCAAAGACGTCGGTATGATCGGCGGCTTCCCGATACGGCTTTACAGAGGTCGCACGCTCGCCAGACCAGAGATCGTGTTCAATATGGATAGGGATAAACAACTGGAAGGCAATTACGCCCTGTCAGCCCAGGCGCATTTGCGCAATCTCGAAACGGACCGCGAGAATTACGAGGCCAACGCTGCCAAAGAGCGGTCGGCAGCGGCTGCCATTAAACCGTTGCTTGGAGAGAAATTCACCGAGGACGATGAAATCGCCCGTCTCGACAAGGCGGTGAAAGACCTGGAAGCCGAATTGAAGGGTCCCACCGACGCGGAAAAGAATGCTATGGCGGCCGAAGATGCCCCCACCACCCTGGTCAATCAGGTCGGCGGCGGCCTCGATCTTGACCAACCGCGCGAAGTAAAACCGCCAACACTGACCGGCCGGGTGGTCGATCTGCCGGATGACTTGGAGCCTGATTGATGGCTGATTACGATCCCGATCTGCTTCAGACCGAACGGCCGACCGACACGCCGATCGTCAAGGTCCGGCCACGCCGGGCAGGACCACGAGCCGACAACAACAGTTCGAACAAAGACGACGATTACGACCCGTCGATTTCAAAGCCGATGCGGGAAATCCTGGACCACATCAAAGGTCCGGAGAGCGGCGGTCGTTACAACGTCATCTACGGCGGCCAGACCTTCGACCCGGAGAAGGGTCACCCGCGGATTGCCGTGCCGATCAAATCGGGACCGAACGCCGGCAAGACGTCGTCCGCTGCCGGCGCGTATCAGTTCCTCGGTTCGACCTGGGACATGGTTTCCGCCAAGACCGGCCGGAAGGATATGTCCAAGACGTCGCAGGACATCAATGCGGCCGAACTGGCACGGGACACCTACAAGGAACAGACCGGCCGCGACCTGGAGAAGGACTGGGCCAGTGGCAACCCTGCACTGAAGGCGGGCATTAACCGCGCGCTGGGCTCCCAATGGGAAAGCCTCGCTGCCGGACCGCGCGTTGGTAAACTCGGACGAGCGGATTCCGATTACTCTGGCCCTGGCTTCGGGTTTTCCGACTATGCCATGAAGGAGCACCAGGGCCGTCCGGGCACTGACATCCATTGGATGGCGCCAGAGGATTATCTGGACCTGGCGCTTCCGCTGGAGAAGCCGTTCACCACGCCGTCCGGCCGCTCGCTCATGCAGTCGTTCAAGCGCGGCGAGCCGATTGAATCCATTCCGACCCTGGACGTGCACTACGACGGCGAAAAAGCGACCGTCACGGACCAGGACGGTCGTCATCGCGCCTTGCTCGCCCAGCAAGAGGGGCTGAAGGAGATCCCGGTTGCGGTTCGCCGGACCGGTGATGGCGAGCCGAAGGAGATCACCGGGCTCGCCGGCAATAAGCGGCCGTTGGACCTGCCGCCGCGGCAAGCACGTCAGGCGGACCCGGAGGAACAGAAGACGCCGATCGGAGTGCTGCGTGATGCGATCATGCCGCGTGCCGAGGCGGCCGAGGTTCCGGCGTGGGCACAGGACGACGCCCACCAAGCCCAACAACAGGTCCCGGCCTGGGCTCAAGAGGAGCCACCGGCTGGTGGTGGCAACGAAACCGCCAAGCCCCAGCAAGGCCTTCTCGGCAAAGTGGGCGGTGCGGTCGCCGATGCCGCTCTCGATGCGACGGTTCCTGGATTGGGTCTCGTTGCACCGCACGCCGGCTCGGCGCTGATCAATCCGAACAACGCTGCCGCGGCTGCTCGCGGGCTCGCTCCGTATGCCGCGGGTGCCGGTGTCGGTGCTGGTATTGGAGCCATGGCGGGCGGTGTGGGGGCGATCCCAGGGGCGATTGCTGGGGCTGGCGCTGTCGGCCTGGACCAACTGGCGACCGGCCTGATGGGCATGAAGGGGCCGCAGGACGCCACCAATGCGCTGCTTGACCAGCTTGGTGTCCGTCCGTCTGCTACCCCGGAGCAACGGGTGGTCGAACAGATGGCCTCCGGTGCGGGCAACGCCTTCACTGGTGCTGCTGCGGCAAAGCTGCTCGCAACCACCATGAAAACGCCAGCCTCAAAAGTTGCGGCCAACTGGCTCATGAACAAGGGCGGCAGCGTCAACGACACCGTCCGTCAGGTCGCCGGCTCGCTGGCCGAGAACCCGGCGATGCAGACCACAGCCGGCGCCTTCAGCGGCGGAGCGGCACAACTGGCAGCGGAAGCCGGGCTGTCGAAACCGCTACAGATGCTGGTCGGCTTCGCGGCCGGTCTGCTTCCCGGTGGCAAGGGGCTGTCGGGCAACTGGCGGCGCATCAACGCTTCACCGGAGGCGAAGAAAGCCATCGAAGCCGGGTTTGCGATCCCGCCCGCCGAAGCGGAGACCGGTCATATCGGTTCCATGAACCCGACCAACGTGCTGGCGGCCGAGGGCGGCAAGATCAAAACCCAGCAATTGGCATCGGCGCAAAACCAGATCGTCGTCAATCGCAAGGTGGCGACTGACCTTGGCCTGCCACCCGACACACCGATGTTCCCAGAAGCCTACAAGCAGGTTCGGGCGCGGGAGGGGCAGGTCTATCGCGAGGTCGAAAACGCGGTTCCCGAGGTCACCCTCGCCAACGATCCGATCTTCAAGGAAACGGTGCTGGAGATCGGCAAGCCGTCGGAATCAACCGAGCGGCTGTTCCCATCGACCAAAGAGCCACCTGGGATCAAGGAACTGCGGGCCGAGTTACTGAACAATGCCCGCGCTCCGACCGGCGACGTCATGCGCTACATCGCCGACCTGCGGAGCCGGGCAACCGCTGGCTTCCAGGCCCACGGCGAAGGCGCCGCCATGGCACACCGCATGGCCTTTGCCGAGCGAGAAGCGGCGAATGCGCTGGAAGACGCGATGGAGCGCAGCGTCCAGAACGCGCCGCAATACTACAGGGAAAAGCTGGTGGCGGCGCAGAAAGCCCGCGATGACCAGTATCGGGAACGGGCGCGTCAGGGCTTGCCGCTCCAGGGCGAGATGATCGAACGGGCCGATGCCGAGGTCCAGAACTGGTCCGACAAACTGGCGAGGACCAACGCAAAGAACCAGGGCAACCAAACGCTGCTTGACCGGTTCCGGGACGCTCGCCGGGTAATGGCGAAGTCCTACGATGCTGAGTCAGTCACCAACCCGAGCAACGGCTATGTCAGCGCAACCGGCCTCGGCCGTCTCAAGCAGCGTGGCCGGCCGCTCAGTGGCGCGCTGGAAGAGATCGCGGACGCCGCCAACAACTTCCGCAAGTCGTTCCAAAACCCAGCCGCGTTCGGTGGCGTTGAGCCGCTGAGCGTTTTGGATCTTGCATTTGCCGCTGGTAACGCTGCCAAGGCAGTTGCCCACGGTGCGACTGGCAATGTTGGTGGTGCACTGGCCCACGCTCTGGCCGCCATCCCGCCGTTCCTGCGTCCGTTTGGCCGTCGCGCGCAACTGTCGCCGGAATACCAGCAACAGATGATTTCTGGCCCGAAAGGGATCAGTTCGGCACCGCTTGGTGGCCTGACCGGCGCATTCCTGCCAACGCAGCCTGTTCCTGGGAATCCTGGCGGTAATGCACTGATGGGCCTCACGACCACCCAGTGAGGAGAAGACGGTGAAAATTACTTGCGTGGTTTGCGGGTCTGAGAAGGAAACGACCCGGCGAACCGCAAAGTATTGCTCGCGGCGCTGCATGGGCCTTGGTCAGAAAGGACACCCGAAGCCGCACACCAAGGAACACGAGGACCGCCGGGTCTCGGCTACCCGTGCTGCCAATGCGAAACGTGTCTACCTCAAGACCGGACCAAGGCCGGCTGGCGTAATCGAGAAAATGCACACTGGCCGGACCGACTGGGTAAAGGCGAATCCGGACCGGGCACGGGCTTTGTCGGTCGCCAACCTGCCGAAAGACGTCGCCATGGAAAAGAACCCGAACTGGCGCGGTGGTCGCACAAAGGTGGCGAAGGATTTCTACACCAGAAATTCCGGAAAGATGGTCAAATGGCGCAAGCAGGTTTTCAAGCGTGACGGCCACAAATGCAAGGACTGCGGTTCACCCACCCGCCTTGAGTGCCACCACATTCTGCCGCTCGTGGTCAGCAAGGCATTCGCTTTTCATCGCGCGAATGGGGTGACCCTCTGCCGCGATTGTCACAAGAAGACCGACAGCTATGCCACGAAGGGGCGTGATTCCAGCGCGTTCAAACATGGTCGCGATCCAGGAAGCATTCACATACTGTTTATTCCGGAAGCGTGGCACGATTACGACACAGTAGGTAATTGGCAGATCGGAACAGATGGTCAGTCCATTCTCATTTTGGTCACGAGGATGAAAAACCCGATCTATCAACAAGCGGTCGCTCTACATGAACTCACTGAGGCGATGTTGTGTCTCGCCGCTGGCGTGACTCCAAAGGCGGTCGATGACTTCGACATGGGGGAAGGAAAAGACCTGGACGAACCTGGTTTTGATCCCCGCGCTCCCTATCATCGGCAGCATTGCTGGGCTGACGTGGTCGAACGAACGTTCATTGCCGCGGCCGGGCTCAGTTGGACCGCCTACGACCAATCGGTTGGGGATCACGGATGCGAGTGCTGATCATCGACACGGACCGGGTCGGTCTCGATTTCGCGATGCGGGCTGCCAACGCCGGCCACGAGGTCAAGCTGTTCCGCTACAGTGCAAAGCCGAACCGATACGCCACCGGTTTTGCGCCGCTGTTCACGCTGGTCTCTGACTGGCGCGAGCACATGGGCTGGGCAAAGGAGGGGCTGGTCCTCCTGACCGCCAACAACCGCTACGTTTTCGAATTGGACCGCTACCGGGAGATGGGCTTTCGGAACATCTTTGCTCCGACCGTCATGTCAGCGCGGCTGGAGATCGAACGCTCGGCCGGTATGCAGGCGATGCAGGCGATCGGTCACCAGATCCCGCACTACGAGACCTTCTCGTCATTGCCCGAGGCTCTGGCGTTCGCCCGCAAATCGGACCGCGCCTGGGTGCACAAGCCGATGGGCGACGAGGAAGACAAATCGCTCACCTACGTGAGCCACGATCCCGCCGATATGGTCGGCTGGCTTCAGCGGCAGATCAAGAAGGGGAAAAAGATCAAGGGCAAGGTCATGCTCCAGGAGAAGGTGGAGGCGCTCTGCGAACTGGGCGTGTCCGGCTGGATGGGACCTGAGGGCTTTCTGCCCGGCAAGTTCCAGGCCTGTGTGGAGCACAAGAAGCTGCACGACGGCGAGATCGGTCCGGCGACCGGCGAGCAAGGCACCCTGACCCAGTATTACGACAAGGACAAACTGGCCGAGGAAATGCTTCTCCCACTGGAGCCGATGCTCCGCGCGCTGGGCCACAGAGGCGATTTCGCTGTCGGTGCGATGATCGACACCAAGGGCAAGCCGCACTTCCTCGAATTCACGGCCCGTTGTGGATATCCTTGTTGGTGGATTCAAAATGCGAGCCATCGCGGCGACCCTGTGCGGTGGATGAAAGATTTGCTGGACGGCAAAGATAGCCTGAAGGTCAGTTACGATCCGGCAATCGGCGTGGTGATGTCGCAGCCTCACTACCCCTATGAGACGGCAAGCGCCGATCAGGTCGAGGGCGTGCCCATTCGCGGGGTGGAAGACGTCATGCCCGATGTGCATCTGGTCGAGGTCATGAAAGGCACCGGGCCGGTGATGGAAGGCGGCAAGGTGGTTGACAGGCCGGTGTTTGAGACGGCCGGCGAATATGTCTGTGTGGCGACCGCTTTGGGAAAGACCATTGAGAAGGCCCGCAGCCGGGTTTACGCCGTGGTGGAGAAGATCAAATTTCCGGACCGGGTCTACCGCACGGATATCGGGTGCAAGGTCATCCCGAAATTAAATGCTTTGCACAAGTTTGGATACGTGCCCGATTTGACATGATTGCGTTTCGAGGGATTCGACCCCTATAACGCCAGGGCCGAACCGTGACGGGTCTCCACGGGTGTAATCTTTGCGACACAAGGATGCACCATGGCTGGCACGATGGTGTTGGCGCCGAGCCCGGTTCTTCAGTTCTTCGACAACAACGGCGCGTTGCTGGCCGGCGGCCTGTTGTTTTGCTATGCGGGCGGCACCACCACCAAGCAATCGGCGTTCACCGACAACACCGGTAATACCGCTCTCCCAAATCCGATTGTCCTGAATTCACGCGGCGAGGTCGCACCGTCAGCGACGTCAGCATCCTGCGGTCTGTGGCTCGATCCATCCCTCGAATACAAGTTCGTGCTGGCCCCGGCGACTGCCGGCGACCCGCCGACCTCGCAGTTCTGGACGGTGGATCACATCGTCTCTCCCGAGGCGGCCATTCTTGCGGCGCTGCAACAGTATGAAGCGACCATCGGCGGTGTCCAGATCGGTGCCATGATGGCCTACGGTGGTGCGACCGCCCCAAACGGTTGGCTGCTCTGCTACGGCCAGGCGATCAGCCGCACCACCTACGCGCTTTTGTTCGCCAAGATCGGCATCGCCTATGGCTCGGGCGACGGCTCAACGACGTTCAACGTCCCTGACAAGCGCGGCCGTGTCTCGGTCGGCAAAGACAACATGGGCGGCAGTGCGGCCGGCCGGATCACCGCGGCGGTCTGCGGTCTCGATGGAACGGTGCTCGGTGGCTCAGGTGGCGGTCAGTTGGCGCAGGCCGACACGCTTTCCGCGAGTAGCACAGCAACGACCGTGGTCACCGATCCCGGCCACGCCCACAAGCTGAGCACGTTCGCGGTCAACCAGTTCACCGCACCCAGCTACAACCTAGGCACCAACAGTTCGGCGCCGGTCGATACCAATGCCGTCGGCATTCAATCGGCCTTCACCGGGATCACCGTCACCACGTCGGTTTCAACGACCGTGACATCATCGCTCACGGGCAGCACGCAAAACGTGCAGCCCAGTCAGATCGACAACTGGATTATATTTACTGGAGTGGGAGCATGATCTTAGCTGCCATCCGTCCAGAACTCTCCGAAATGCTCTTTGGCCGCATCGCAGTAAGCCTTGTGCGCTTCCTCTTTGGTGGAATGGTAGCCGAGCCAAAGTTGTTTGCCGTTCACGGTGATTTGGGCAGTGTATTTTTTATCTCTTCTATGAAATGCCACCCCCTTGAGCCCCGATTTGTTGTTAATATGAACGCTGCGGTTTTGCGTGTTTTCTCTTCGTGTCGCTTCCCGAAGGTTGTCCAGAGTGTTACCGGTCGGCTTACGGCTACGATGGTCGATTTCAAGAGGCTCTTTATCGGTTGTCAGTTTCCAGATGATCCGATGAACGAAAAACCGGCTCCCATTCAGGCCGACTTGCGACCGATCGTTTTTCAGTCGCCTTCCACATACCCGTCCGGGAAATCGGGCGTTCCAGGTTTTCCAGGCGGTTTCGGTCTGGAAATGGGTGACCGGTCTGTGCCGCCATGTAAGCGCGCCAGTTTCCGGGTCAAAGGCAAAGCATTCGCGCAGATAAGCCGTATCTGGCAGCGGTTTTGGTGCCATGAATTCCTCCCTGGGGAATTTTTTATCACGTTCGGGGTAGGCGCGTGAATGGACGTCGATCCCGGAACCTCTTGGTGGCAGTGGGCAGGCGGCCTCGCGTTCGCCGTTTTGAGCGGTCTCTTTGCATTTACGCACAAGCGCATTGGCGAAGTGGAAACCGAACTCAAGGATGATCACGTGCAAGAAATCACTGCCCTGAAGAACGAAATCTCACGAATGGAGCGCACGTTCAATCAGCTGTTCGCTGATGGCCAGCGTGATCGCAACGAGATGTGGCGCACGATCCGGGACAATCAGACAGCCCAGGAAGCGCAGCACGCTCAGAACCTGGAACGGCTCAACAAAATCCCGACCCGCGAAGAAATGATGCAACTCCTGCAACAGTTCATGGGCCGGACAACGCACTGAGGCAACAATGACACCCGAGGAATTTTACACCAGGGTCCTGACGCCAGGGTTGAGCAAAATCGCTCGGTTTGCTCCGGAGATGCCACGCAATCGTGGCGTCGAAGTCCTGATGACGTCGATCGCCGGCACCGAAAGCGACTGGGCCGATCGTGTGCAGATCCCATCCGGGATGGCCCACGGGCTGTTCCAGATGCAGTTGAACACCATCGAAGAGATCATGGTGAACCCGGCTTCCAGGGCGATCTTCGAACTCGGCATGGACGACTTCGGCATCAATACCCGGACGGCCGAGCATCTGTTCGAAATCATTGCCCACCCGGCCGGCGATGTCATGGCGGTGTTCCTGGCCCGGCTTGACCTCTGGTGCAACCCGAACACGATCCCGTTCGCCGATGAGGAAGCTCTGTTGTTCGCCTATTACCGCGACACGTGGCGTCCGCTTAGAGCCGACGCCCGTCGTTTCTCGTGGGCCTACGGTCAGGCACTGAGCATCGTTCCCGCATGAATCAGGCAACCACCCCGCAACTGGTCGTTTCGGTTGTCGCTCTGGGCATCTTTGCTGTCGCGCTCGTCGTCGCATGGTGGACCAAGAGCGAAAGCCTGAACCTGTTGCTGGGTGCGGCTTCGGCCAATGCAACCACGGTCGTGGCCTACTGGCTCGGCAGTTCAAGCGGCTCTCGCAGCAAAGACGCGACGATCCAGGCGCAGGCGACCATGCAATTCGCCCCGCGCATAGGAACACCCCCAAGGTGAGGAACTTCCCATGAAACGACTTTTCGTATTCTTGTGCGCTCTGCTGATCGGGTGCGCCGCAATACCGGCTGCGGTGCTCATGGACGGCGACCTCGCGGTTACCGCACTGACCACCCTCCAGAACGATCTGAAGCTCCTGGGGGCTCCTGCGGCGGAGACCAACGCCGTCGCAGTGGCGACCACTGCGGTGCAGACCGGAGTGACCGACCTGAAAAAAGGCGCCAAGACGGCCGAGGACTTCGCGGCCTTGGTCAACGACCAGATATCGGTGGTTGCGCCGCCCTTGCTGACTGACTTCAAGGCCAACAACACGATCACGACCGGCGTGGTGCTGCTTCAGCAACTGGTCCTGGTGATCGCAGCCGAAGCGACCACCAACCAATCGGCAGTGGCTCCGCCGCCAACGGCAAGGTCAGTCGATGTCCGTGCTGCATTGAAGGACTGGGTGATGAGGCACCACAAATGAGCCAGCAAATGAAACACCCCACCATTGCCTACGTCCGTGAGACCAATCTGCTCACGGATGCGCTGGTCGAAAGCTACGTGCTGGCCCAGCAAACCCAGATCACCCGCGATTTCGCGCCGATCTGGCATATCGACGCCAATTGCCTGTTCGTGAAGCCGGGCGGTCCGATCCCGGCCGGCGCATGGGTCGTTTACTTCCGGGACCACTCGCCCGATCCCGGTGCTCTTGGCTTCCATGACGACCAAGGCAACCCGTTGGCCTATTGCTTCATTGCCGATGATCTCGCCGATGGCATGTCGTGGACCGTGACCGCCAGCCACGAAACGCTGGAAATGCTGGTTGACCCGACCATCAACCTGACCAGGGACCGCACGCTCAACGGCACGACCTGGGAATATGCGGTGGAGGTCTGCGACGCACCCGAGGATGATTCCTTCGGGTATTGGATCACCGGCAAGGACGGTCGCCGGCATCTGATGTCGGCTTTCGTCACCCCGGACTGGTTCAGTGAGCACGGCAAAGCGCCGTATGCCTTCCCGACCTGGACGCCGGTCCATGCCCCGTTTGAACTGCTCCAGGGGGGCTACATCGGCCGCAGGGAAACCAAGCCCCAACAGGGGCAATGGGATCAGGTGCTCGCCCAGCAAAGCCCCAGGACCCAGAAGAAGTGGTTTTCGCGGACCAAGCGGCGCTTCAATGAGCCCTGACGATCCCTATGCAACCAGACCAGATCCGATACGGTCGGCTCTGATTGAGTTCGGCACCCTGACCACCGATCAGAAGGTTGTGGCTCTGGCCGCATCCCTGATCGAGGCCAAGGTGATCACCGAGGAGCAGCTACGAGAGGTTACCCTTCGCCTGGCGCAGAAGGCCTAAGATCATTTCCTCCTGCTCAATGGTCTTGATGACCACGTTGTTGACCGCCAGGGTCTGAGCGGTTCCCCAGTCGATCCCGGCTCGCATCGCGGCGATCCCGAGCGCGGTGGCTAGACAGCCCAGCGTCTCCCTCACGTCCATGTCATGGTGTTCGCAGCAATCGACGAAGGTTGCAGCGGAGATGATCAGGCGAGCAGCCTTCAGAACTTCCTCTTCCTCGTTGTCGGGGTTGTCGCTCATTTGAGACCTTTCAGGCGCTCCAGCGCCGATTGCATGACCGCAATCTGCCGGTCTGCTTTGCCCTTGGTCAGCCGGTTGTCGGCGACCCATCGTGGGTAGACCCGTTTCCGCAAGGCGACCTCGCGCTCCAGTTCCTGGATCTCGTCATCGACCGTGATCGGGAAGAGGTCGCTCACGACGCTGGTTTCCCCTGCTTCCACCACGTCCAAATCTCGTCGATACAGTCGGGACACGCATCCTTTGCGCTCTTGGGATTGTCCTGGTAGCCACCAATCCATTTCGGTCCGTTGCTTTGTGCCGCCCAGACCTTGCCCCACTCGTAATGTTCTTCTGGCCGGCGTAGCTCGGCAACCTTGCCGCACCGGTCGCAGGTCATCACGGTGATCTGTGTGCTGGCCATGGGTCAGCCCACCGGCTTCTTGCGTTTAGCCTCGTCCCAGCCCTCCAGCCACGCTACGCGGTCCATACAGCCGCCCGGGACCTCGCGGAGCGCACCGGCCATGCAGGCGGCAAAGCCTCGCTCATACTCCACGACGCGGCGAATGGCGCTCGTGTCGTCAGCGGCGTATGTCGGCATTACGCTGTGCCTTTCATTTCGGGTTGTCTGCGTTCGGTTTTGTGATGGAACCGGTGACACGGAACGCAGAGCCATCGGACTACCAGCGGCTTTGAATAATCATCGTGATGGGCTTGAAGCGGTCCAGAACTATTGCAGCCTGGGTTTTGACACTTCCTCGGTATAGTGACCCGTCCATCGCGCACCGCGTTGCCCAACGCCACCTGAGCACGTCGTTTGTCTGGGTGACGCACCGCGTAAACCATTTGACCGGCGTTCAGTCTTGCTTTCCCATGCGGAGTTTTGCTGTAGTTTTCTCTGGCTTGAACTCGATGAGGTTGATCAGCCCGCCCCTGTTCATACAGGCTTAAACACCGCTTGCAGCGCGCGGTCAGCCCATCCCTTGATGCTGTTCGCCGTTGGAAATTAGTCTCTTCCAAGGCTCGGCCGCAATTGGTGCAAACCTTCATCAGAAGGGAATCTCGTCGTCCAAATCTTGCTGCGACCGGCTCTGTTGCCTGGACTGGGAGGATGGCCGGTCACCCTGAGAAGCGCCTTTGTCCAGGATCAGCAAGACGCCGCCGAACCGTTGCAGCACGACCTCGGTGCTGATCCGCTCGACGCCATCCTGGCCGCTCCATTTGCGGGTTTGGACCTGCCCCTCCACGTAGAGCCGGGTGCCCTTCGTCACGTATTTCTCGACCACGCTCACAAGGTACGGGTTGAACACCACCACCCGGTGCCACTCGGTGCGCTCGGCCGGCTTGGTAGGGTCGAACGACAACTTGGTGTCGCCGGCCCCGACATTGAGAATACCAAGCAAACGATCCCTCCTATCCGATGGCCCACATATTCGGGTCGGCTTCCTCCAGCTTCGCCCATTCTTCGGCGGTGCGGTTCTTCATTCGGCCGACAGGTTCGATGAAGCCCTTCTCCAGGATCACATCGCACCATGCCTGGACCTCCTTCTCAAACCGGGTCAGCGCGGTATCAAGCATCTCCAGATCACGCTCGTATTTCCGCCGGTCATAGGAGATGACCACTTCTCGCATTTGCGGGTGATACGAAACGAAATCCCAGCCATCGAACTTTGAGACCAGGATCGAGCCGACGACCTGCCAGCGGTATTTCGGAACCGGGAAACCCGTGGCCTCATAGTTTTCGAGGTAATCCAGGTGCTGTGGACCGCCAGGGCATTTAATTTCGACACCCCAAAGCCTGTCTGTGCTGATCCGGTCCGGTGAGCAGGCTCTTGTGCCATCTGCGGAAACGATCAGCCCGATCCGGCTGGTGGTCCGACCGCGGACCCGCTCATAATGGGCGGCGGCATCGGCTTCCAGGATTTTGCCGCGTTGGACCTGTTTCAGATGGTCGATCGGATATTCCGTATCCTCGTCACACAGGCGCTGCACCGCGATTTCACGGGCATACTTGCCGGCGCCGGCCGCGTATTCGCCGCGGACCTCGGTGATGATCCGATGGAAATTGGAAGCGGTAGCCTTACCACGCCGCAGATTAAGCCACTCGATCGAACCTTGATCGACGTCGGTCATAAACTGCGGTTGCAGAGGCTGGATTGGAAGGATTTCCATCAGACCTTCATCCCCTCGGCCTCAGTCTCCTTGGCCTGATCGGCAAGGCTCTTCAGCAGCCGGGCGATCCGCGCATAATCCTCCTGCCGGACCTCGGTGTAGGCGTTGATCTCGTAGCTCAGATTGAGTTGGAACCAGCGTTTGACCGTAGCCTTGCGCTCCTTCTCATCTGCCCCGGTTGCGATCTTGGCCTCATCGACCAATTGGACCAATCGAGCAGCCTGATCACGGCTGACCGGAACAGCGCCCGCAGCAAAGCCATCGTCATCGGCGTTTTTCCTGACGATATTGAAGAAGCCCATCAGCACGTATTTGCGACCGTAGCTGTCGGTCGATCCGGCCGCCTGGAGGTTGTTCCGGCCCGGTCCGCTGTCCAAAGGCAATGCGAACGAGCCGGTGATCTCATGCCCGCCACGGTGCCGCAGGGTGCCCGTAATCACGAAGCCGCCACCATCCCCTTGCCGCGGGACTCGGTCATAGGTCACCGAGAAGCCGTATTTGGTCATGATCGGCCGAAGCATCTCGTCGATGTCTTCCAGCGCGGCGTATTTGTAGCCGCCCTTGTCGGCCTCTCCGGGCTTGCTCAATTTGACCACGGCCGCTCTGACCACGGCCTGACACTCGGACTGAGCCAGTGCCATATCCTGGTTGAACAAGCGGCGGGCCTCGCGGTCCGCCATGGCATTTTGCATCCCGACCAGCGCCTGTAGTTTTGCCTCGTCCAGGCTTGGATCACGAGCGAGTTCAAATATCCGGTCGGCAACCGGATTGATTTGGATGATTGCCCCCTCTTCGCGGATCGCGACAGCACGTTCCTCGACAATCGTGGTCTCAATGATTTCGACGGCTTCCTTCGTTTCACTCATGCGGCGGTTCTCTCCTGCTCGGGTGGCCAGCCCAGTTGCACACGGACGACACGCTCGGCGATTTGAAGCGCGTCCGGACCGTCGCAATTTATCACACCACCACGCGCTTTGAGCGCCCCCCTGTTCAATTGCACGACCGAACCGTCATCGGTCTCCGATACCGAGTAGGAGTTGAAATCCCGGCGTTTGATCCACTGTTCCAGGGCCGTTACGCAGGCCACCGTGTTGCTCATGATGAAAGGTCTGTCCATTTCCTGGCTCTCCACTGCGAGACAAAAAAGACCTGCCGGGCAGAAACCCACAGCGACGACACTTACGGGAGCCGTCTCGCCGCTTGTGTATCCGGCGTCCGCATTTCTGGCAGGCCGCCATAACTGATCCCCCTTGGATCTACGGGGAGGAACCTTTTGTCCATGGCCCTCGGCCCTCCCCTTCAACCCCGCTGAATCTCTGTGTTCATAGAGATCCTTCAGACTGTCGCATGACAGTCTG